GCTGCACCACAAGTCACCACAGTAGCAGCAGCCACAGCTGCAACGATGGCCACGGCAGCCAACGCCTTACCCAGAAATCCCCAGAAGCTGGTCTTTTTCTTGGCAAAGGAGAAAGAGTACCTGCTGAGGAACCCTTCACTGATGAAATTAACGCCATTGACGTCATCCAGTTCCACATAGGTGCTTCCGTCAAGGCTGTCTGCCAGTTCAGAAAGGAATCCTCCTTGAGTGGGCAAAGTGGGAGTGTGTGACGTCTTGTCTATTCCTATCGTTATGCCTTGGCATAGGATGGTGGGAATCCTCTCCTGCCTTACGAAGAAATAACCCTTGACATGCTTTTTCAATTCTTGTATGGTGCCATCATCCACACGTATGTCCAAGGCAAACACCTTGTCCACATCATGTACGGGATGGAAAGTCACCACACCTTTGGTGTTCTCAAAGAAGTTTCGGTCTATCGCTGCGATACCCTCACCACTGCCTGTGCTGGGGTCCAGAGTGTATGAAGTGCTTTCGTTCATGTGTATCTTCACACGTTCCTTACCTGATTCCGACTCCTTATACACATTGTAATGGTTGTACTGACCGTCATTGTATTTGTTTCCCTTGAAGAAATTTCCGTCTGCAGGCCTGACGTTCACTCCGAAAGGATACACACCATACCTGCCACGTATGTTGAACACTGGGGACAACTCATTGTTGGGCATGATATACACTATGCCGAACCTGTAATACTCATCGTTCCAATAACCTACGTTGGAGTATATGTAGCTTGGATCGTAATATCCTTTCACATTCGATTTGATGGTATATTCCCTGTCCATGTCCAATGGATACACCACCTCCTTCACATAAGGCAGGAAACGTAAGGACAGGTCGGCAAGCTCCTCATAAGGCAATTCAGGCTTGTGTATGTTGCCCATTATGAGCATGTTCTGACATTCCACGGCAGTGTGAACGGCACTGGCTATGTTGTACTGCAAGTTTATGTCTGCCGCAGATACGTCAGCAACTTCCTCAAACCCTGTTATGAGGATATTGCACTGCTGAGAGTTGTCGACTACGAATTTCTTCTCTACCTTACAATATTGTGTCACCAATGCCTGGTCAGGCTGTGAGGAGCTGCGTGAATAGTAGACATGCACATAGTTGTAGGAAGCATCTATGTTCGACAAGAAAAACCTCACTGACTTCACGCTGTTCTCATCACTGATGCCCGTACAGATGGCGGCTGGGATGTCGTGGCCTATGAACAGGCTCACCAATCCCGATTCGGCAATGAAATCCGTCTCGTTACCGTCAGCATCGGCAAACTTGAAGTAGAAATGGTAGTTGCCTATACGTAAGTTACCACCAGACAGCACCCCACCAAAGGTCAACTTAGGAATCTTAGTCGTCCTCTTATACAATGAGGTGTCTATGTCGAACTGCTCCCCTTGGTCATAGATGTTAGTGTCATTGTCGCCTTTCCTGTCCACTATTTCATAAGTGTCCTTTCCGGTGGCACTGAACCTGGTGTTTATCAACCTGGGAATGTTCAATCCGTCGTTCAAGACAAGGTTGACGGAGCCGTCATAGCTGTATTGAGGCACTATCGTTACGGGATTGTTGAGGGAGAAATGAAGCTCATCGGTGATGAAGTCGACCAGCTCCCCCTTTTCCCTCAGGACAGGCACCGTGTCGGTGGAGAGGTCAGAACCTTCCCACTCCGTAACTTTCAGTTCGGCCAGTACAGACTCGAAGCTGTCCCTGCTGACGGCTGCCTCTTTCTTACTTAGGGCATACAGTTCTTCAGTGACAGAACCCACCTTAGACCATCCGGGAATGACCGACCCGTCAGGAGTGGACTTATAATAGACCACACCTGAAGGGGCAATGCGCTTGAGTAACTTTTTCTTATCTACTTTAGGATATATGTAAAATGAGGAAAACAATTCATATAAGGAGTATAAAGTACCCTTAAACTCATACATGTTGCCAGTAAGCCTGTAGTTCCTCAATGGATTATATTCATAAGCCAAGTTACCTTTAGTCGGTAATGTCTGTGTAAGCACCTTCAAATCCAAGGTGTCATCGACTTTTATTATTGGTATCCAGTTGTCCATATATGTTATCGTGGTGTATAATCCTTAAATAATGAAATCATAGGAAATCCCGTCAAGAAAGTACTTCCTCCTGATGTCCCCTCCCATTTCACATAATACCTGGTATTCCAATTCGGCAATTTGGAGAAGTTTCTCCAACTTAGGTTACCGTCTTTGTAGCTCAATATCTTGGACAGCACAGCCAAGTCACCTGAAGGCAACGGCTCACCGGAAGAGTGTAGGAATAGCCTTTTCACACCTCCGACTTCCTTATCTGAGAAAGAAGAGGCAAACACCATTTTTGAACCTTGTCCGAAAGGCAGTAGGCTACCGTCTTGCCAAGTGTATAATGTGTTGGGCAATACCTCACCAACAAATGAACCATACTGTGGTTCGTTGTTGACTTCATAGCATAACTCAACCCTATGTACCACTTCCTTTCCATTTTCATATGCCAAAGATAAGTTAGACACATCATAAGGTACTTCATACTTGAAAGAAAAAACCCTTTTTACGCTCAGCAGCCTGAATGTTACGTTATCTACTGCAACCTTATCATTTTGGTACGCATTGCCTGCGTTACTTTTCAATAAAGTCAAATATCTAGCTATAGTCTGCTTCTGTATCGTCAGCAACTCCTGAACCTTGTCCTGTGACGACAGGGTACCCTCCATGTCGGCTTCTACTATTATATCCTTGTTCCAATACTCCGAAAAATTCTGCAAAGACACATGGTTGTGCAGGACTCCAATAGACGTGGTAATATTCGGGTCCACCACATACAGCTGCATAAGGAATCCGCCTATCCTACTGGCTAGTGTCTTTCCCTTGGTTTGGGAATAAGCATGCCTTGCCAACTGCTTACTTCCACTGGATATGAAGTAATCAGCCAAAGGTACCATCAGGTCCTGTTCCTCATCATACGCCAACAAACAGTGTACATACTCCACATCACCTCCTGAAGACCAGTATTCTATCTGGCTTATCGGAGTGTCTCCCTCACTGGATGTCATCAAATTATCCAAGGCATTCAATTCAAAAGCATATCTGATATGTCCGAATTTCACTTCCGACTGTATCCACCGGATACCTGCCCCTGAGACATTTGGTCGGGCAAACATCATTGCACTTATCGGAAATCGTCCGTGTGACTTAAGTTCACTTTGAACTGAATCATCGAATAAGTAATACCACTCGTCGCCACCTTTTTTATGTCCACCAAGATGAAGATTATATTTGACCCTAGTGCCGGGGTCATGCCAAAAGTCCTGTATAAGACTGGAAGTGGAAGAAGCTCCCCACCTATGATTCTTAGATGCTGACCTACCCATAAAAAAGGCAGTCACATTATTGAAAAATAATTGACCATTAAAATACCGTAATCCCAAAGGCCATGCAGACCCAAATTTATTTTCGTTCTCAGACAGATGAAGGAGTGATTTGAGCACTTTTCCGTCCTTGCTCTCTTTCATCTGTGAGGCGAACATCTTACTGTAGGCAGTTCCTGCCAATACAAGTTTTATGGCCTTATTAGGATTACCTTCAGTCATCACGTCATTAAGGCTGCACCTAATGACTTGATAGTCGGAAATACTCTGTTCATCACCTTTGTCATTCAAATACTTAAGTGTCTTAGTCCTTTCAACAGTAGAACTCAGCAGGTTCAGGGAAAAGGAATCCAGGTAATTCTCATAGGCACTGGCCGACGAATACAGCTCCGTCGATGCACTTCCGGATAATGAATCCTTAGTTTCCAAGTATCCGTAGGAAGTCAAGTCTGGCCTTATCGGAGTATCCCTATGCTGGAGAACCTTCAAAAGGGAATCACTGACAATGCAGTTATTTGTCCCATAGTTATAGGAGGCATATCCTGACCTGTCAAAGCCGGTCAAGTCATGATGGCTGTACAGCCTCTTTGCCACTACAGGTTGTATGGTGTCATCCAAAGGAGTATCGAACTTGTCACCACTATGCTTTTTTTCTGGAATGCCAACACTCTTAGTTATGTATGACTTACCCATCATGACCTTGATATCGTCAACTAAGTGCAGCTTGTCACTGTTGAGGTTAAACGTACCATAGCCTTCCGATAACCCAGGATTTAAGGTCATCAGGACATTGCCTTTCTGGTCATCGGAACCATCTTGATTGACAGAATATACGGAAGCTCCTAAGGTCTTGTATAATCTGTCTTTATCCTCTGCATACTTAAAGCTGAGATTTCCCATATAGGTATCCAGATGTGGTGTCAACGGATGTATTCCACCTTTCCCCCTAGTATCAAAAGTGGCGGAAAAATCCAATCCCAGCTGAGGCTGCAGAACATTGAAATCCGGAATGCTGTAGAAGTGCTCGTTGAAAATGGCATTGGTCCACATCCACCTGTAGAAAGTCCTATACCCTGCAGTACTGAAAGTGTTATAATTGCCCATCATATCCTTGGGGCAGTACTTGACGGTAATGCGCACCAGGTACAACATGTTGGGGTATAACGTACCTGCATCGTTCTTATAAGGGCCTAGATTACCTGTCTTGTCAGTGACTGGCTTATTTCCTGGAGTAAGATAGACCTTACCTGAGGCGTCTTCCACTCCGGCATGGATGTAAGAATGCCCCTCGACATCAACTGCATTGAGCTTGTATGAGGAGTTCTGCTGTCCCAATATGATGGATTCAGTGAAAGAACCAGAATAGGAGGATTTCCCGATGACATGGTAGCTGGCAGCACAGCCTTGGTTGTCATAGAAATCCATGCATACTTCAGCAATGCCTTTGTTTGACTCCGTATAGGCTTCCAATCCCCAAGTCAAAGTGGCTACATTTCCAGAGTTGTAGTATTTCCAAACCTTTAAGTCTATATGACCGGTACCGAGCTTGCTGAAATCTATGTTTCCCGCCAGTTCCAGATGGTCCAATACTCCATAAGGCATCACCGGGGATACCTTATAGTTCCATACCATCCTGGACAGGTCGGTATCGACCTTCACAGGCTTTCCGCCTATGGCGAGCTCCTTACGTATCGGAAGGGAAAACTTATCAGTAAGGAGAGTGGGGACATCCTTATGGAAATGGTTGTTTATGACATCGTCCTTTATCGCAAGAGGCAACACTTCCAAATTCTGCCCATCAAGACCTTTAGTCTTGAAAGTCAATGAATTGTCCACGTTGCGCATGTAAGAATCAAGGTTGTACACATACTTGTATCCGCCATTGGAATATGCAGGTTCTCCCGTATCGGGGTCCAACAATCTCGTAACCCTGGTGACGGGACGTATGTTGCCGTAGTCAGACTGGTTCTTAAGGGCGGTATATGAACCGCTTTCCTTACCCCAATCCACTATGTCGGGAACCTTTGCGTTGAAACTGTCATTGGACAGGTAGTCACGAAAAGATGCGGATGGAATCTCCAGCTCATAAGTCCTGGTATATCTCATTACCTTAGTGAAGTCATAGCCTACTATGGTACCGTCAGGGTCCACGACAGCTGCCGAGCTTACCGGTACGGCATGTTGTAAAGGTGATTTCTTGAAGTTTACGGTATGGCCGTCGTTGCCTAGGAACGGTTCGTACACATGGCCACTGTCCACTTCCTTACCCCATGACGAACCGGTAACGGCGAAGCCCACAGGATTGACGTCGTTATGCCCGGTATCCCATGATGTGTAGAAATATATCTTATATGTCATGGTGTCTCCTCCCCCACCTTTCACGGGATACACTTCATACGTGCAATTGAATCCGTCAATGGTCTCCAGTTCTGCCAAAAGGGCCAGCTTGCCTGACACCTTAGATTGGAATACCGAATAGGCCGAGGTAACCAATGACCTATATGAATCAAGGTCAGGCTTGGAACTGTCTGCCGTCTTCTGCAAAGACGCTATGTAATAGTCATTGTCATACCATTTGACTGAGGCGTTCAAGTCAACAATCCTGCCTGAATCCTCAATGGACACCACTTTCAACTTAAGCAGCTTAGGCCATTCCCCATGCCTGTGTGTGGTGGTTCCGTAATCGGAAAGCGTGTTTCCGTTGGACTTGAGCTTACCTATGTCGGCAGAACCCTCTTCATATATCACATATTTGTCGCCTGGATTGAGATTCCTATTGCCGTACACAATCCTCTTTACCGACATGGCTTTCACCACTCCCGTAGGATTCTGCCCTTTCATTTCCTGAAAGTCGGAGGCCCTCAATCCCTGTTGCATGCTTGTCACCTCATCAATGGACACATTCCTTTCGGGACTGGGGAAACAACCTATCTGAGATTTGTTTTCCAACGGATTGTAGCTCACTATGTATATGATGTCCCCAAACTCACAAGAGCCCACGGGTACATATCCTTCAGGTAACCTTGCCGTTTCCACACGGCCGTTTCCCATGTCCTGCTGCAATTGCATCTCATTGCCGTTAAAAGTGAGCAAGGTGGCATTGAGTGCATTGACGAGACTGTCGGACTTGGTGACAGTGGGGTTGAAGTCCATTACCAGCCCTTTAGTGAACGTGTTCGGGGCTGTCATCCTAGTATTAGCCATCTGATAAATCATTTTTTGTTCCATTCTCATCTGTAAGCTTACTGCATCTCTTCTGTTCTAGCCATTTCAAATATGGCTTTATGTTGTTCTTATATAAGGTGTATATGGGATATGTTGAAGGATGGAGTGTCTGGTATTTCCTGTTGCAATAATTGATGGTACTCCAGTCCCATTTGTCGAACGTCTCTACCACTTCCGCCTTATCCGTGATGAGACGTTCAATGCTGAAAAACCTGGTGTTCTCGTCACCTGCCTTGACACGCAGCAACACCGCCCTGTCATAGGCACATATGAATCCCTCGTCACGGCTCTTGTGGAGCATCACCTCGCCATAGTCCACTACCTCTTTCTTGGCTATCTTGTCCTTCAGCAAGTCATACCGTGGCTTGGTGAGGCTGAAGTAGCTGTATCCGTCCCATATTATATGGTATCTCCTATATAGGATGCGTGCTTTCGTCTTCATTTTACTAATGACGTATTCCATCATCGGTATCGGATTCTTGTAGATGTATCCCGTCTGCAACCTGAAGGACCTGTCATATATCATGATGTCGGCCCCATACTTCATGTGAATCCTGAAGCTGAAATAGCCATATCTCATGATACGGAACATGTCTTCCTTAGGAAGTTTCGGAAACCTCTCCAATATCCTGTCATAATAGTCCTGATAAGCCACTACCTTACCAAGCTTCATTTTCCTGGCATTGGCCAGCTCGGCTATCCTCCTTGACCTTTTGGCATCCAGATGCACGGGTATCCTCACCATGAATCCGCTGGCCTTCTCCATGCAGTACTCTATGCGGTAGGCACAGAAATTGGTGCTGACAGGGTCGAAATCCCTGAAAGCTCCCTTTTTTCGGCATTCGACATACTCGTCTCCGTCAATACGTTGCATACACAACCACGACCTGTCTCCGAAAGTGTTGGGGAATTGGAACTGCACCCCCTTTTCAATAATATCGTCAATCACCATGACAAGTGACTCCTTGAACACCCAAATTGCAAATTCCCTTTTCTTTGGGAGATAGAACATATCCAATATGTCGTTCCTGTGTATTTTCAATGCACGATGGTTGAAGGTGAGGAACATCTCCTTCAACCTGAATGTGTGCAACATAGTGCCGTTATCCATAAATAATGAAAAAGGGAAGGCCTCACCACACAAATGCGGCATCTGTGCTGTGGGACCTTCCCATAAGACGTTAAACTATAGGTTTGTAACTGATATGGTACTTTTTCCTGTTCCATGAAGTCTTGGCATCAAGAATCTTGTCCATGTCGTTTTGTGAAATATATAACGGAGTCCTGGCCGCAGCACAATGGTTCAGCCACTGCCTTTCCAGCTTGGCCGCCATTTCCAATGCAGCACGGTTGTTGTTCCGTATCCCTTCCTTGTATTTGGCTATGTAACTCAGATACTCTGCAATAGCCAAAGCCTCCTTGTCGTTTATGTAAGGTAAACCATCATCATCCAGCATCTCTCCGTGATATAGGATAGATACCCTATCATAAGACTTGTCTACATACAAGGCATCACCTTCTTGCCTGTAGTTCACGAACCTGCCGCTTTGGTAGAGAGGGTCCAGCCTTGACTTGGAAGACTCTATCGAATCCTCTATCAGAGAATTGTCACTGTCTCCATATGCCGGTGAGAACTTGGAAAGCTCCCAATCCTCATGGCAGGGCTCCGTGACACTCTCTATGTAAAGGGCATTACAAGGCAATTCCACAGTACCTGTTTCCTTGTCCACTTTCAACACGGCCCTATAAAGGTGCGTGTGGCGATTGCCTATGAGACCATAGGCCACCAAGCCTATTTCTTCAGCCTTTTCCATATCGGCATACTCCACATCATAAAGCTTGTCGGCCAAAAAAATGGCGTAATGAAAGTTCTGCATTCCTAGCATAACTAATTACCTGCTGAATACACTTGGTTATTAGGCAAGTTGGGAGCTGCCAACTGCCTGTAATATCTCACCTTGTCCTGAGTAAGCTTATCCTTCACCAGCTGACTGATGTATGACAAGTTATCGTCCCTGTCGGTAGAACCGAAATCAGGATGGGTACAACATTGATAGACGTCCAACTGTCTAGGGTCCTTGAATGCAGCCACGACAGACACTTGCTTCAAAAAAGGTGCGTTGAATATGAAACAGTCTATCAATCCGTTGGCATTAGGTGCCGAGTCAATCCAGACATAAGGCCTGTTCTTTCCTCTCTTACGGTATTTGTGCAGGTTGTACTCAGACAACGATTTCACCACCGTAAACCGCAGTTTCCTGTCGACGGCACCTATGTATTCGATGGCGTCATTCCCAAACTCCAACATGACCTGCGGCATTTGAAAATGGGCAGTGGGAGTCTCACATCCGTCAGTAGTACCGCATTGGCACCTTTCCAATCCAATGCAATCCACCCTTATGCAATTGACCGCCGTCAGCACATCTTTTAACTGGAGCATTCCTGAAGCAACCTGTTGCCTTATGACGAGCAGCCTGGTCTGCACCACCTCGTCTTCCAACTGCTGTAGGTTAAGGCTGAGGCTGGTATGGTAACCCTTAAGGCCGGATAAGATGTCATTCCTTACCTGACTGGCTATCTTCTCTATCAGCATTGTAGTCCTCCTTGTTTTCTTTCTTCATGACGTATCTTGTGTTTTCAATGTCAGCGTCACCTTTCTTATCCGGGTTAACACTTATGCGATGAGGGCATAACGTGTCATAACACCTTATGCCTTTCAAGTATGTAATCTTGGATTTCAACTCTGCCAGCTCCACGCATTTGGCATGTATCTGTTCCTGTACGGATTCTTCATACTTCCTCATCTTCTCACGATGCTCACGGTATTCTTGAGATATGGCAGTGTAGTCTGTCAGGCACTTGTTCAATTCTTGATATACGGTATCAAAAGCGTCCTGCATGTTATCCTGCTTTTTCCTTTCGATTTCAGTTAAGGCATCCTGCACTTCGACAGCAAGTTTTTGCTTGTTGATTTTTGCAGTGTAAAGTTGCATAATCCCAGCTCCTACACCACCACCAAACAGAAGACTTAATAGTTGTAATATCATGTCGTTCAATTCCACTGATACTCTATTTTTGGTGTGAATAAAAAGCAAAAGGTGGAGAGAAGCAACTCCTCTCCCCACCTATAATCTCGGATTAAGTCAACTCTTCAAAGATGTTGGCCGCTCCGGCAATGGCAGCACTGCCTACTACGGCAGCCACCACACCTTCAAAAGCAGTGGCCAGGTCTTGGCGTACCCAAAAGATATGGGTGGTGCTGGATTCCGTCTCATGACCTACAGCGGCCAAAGAGGGATTCGTACCACTGGGTGCCTTGTAGTAGAACGTGTACTGATTGTACAATGCTCCAGGAACAGGGCGGTCAAGACTGTGGAGGGCTGTCCAGGCCGTGCTGACGGCTGACGGCAAGCGGATGTCCTTCAACAGGTGACGGAACGTACCGAAACCGTTCTTACCACGATTGACGATAGTGATGACATCTTGAGTATTGCCTTGCTCACCATCATAAAGATGAACAATCTCCTCTTCCATGTCACCCTTGTCCATGAGGACTGCAATTGTCTTGAATCGCATGTACTCGTCAGTGAACTTGAACGTCACCTTGTCGGTAGCACTCGTCACATCAAAATTCTTCTTACCGACAGTGGCAAGATTGTATTTCTTGGCGGTAGCGGCAATCTGCTTGGCCAAGTTGGCAGCAGTAAGAGAGTTGTCCTTGATGAGGAAACCAACCGAGAAAGGTAGTCCCTTGTGATACATGGCATTGGCGAAGCTTGACTCGTCACTACCCTCCAGGCTTACATATACACCGATACGGCCTGACACAGGATAAACTACACCAGCAGGAAGAGCTGCCAGCAGCTTCGTACAGTCGATGGTGAACTCACCAACCACAGGATTAGCGGCCACTTTCTTATACACCTTCTTGATGTAAGGTTTCTCAAGGAAGAAATCATTCTTTACCTTAAGGGCGGCATCATGATTGCCACTAGCGGTAATGCTTGAAAACATCGCCTTACCCGACATATCTTTGTCGGAATTGATAATTGTAGTAGTTGAAAAATTAAACATACTTTATAAGTTTAAGTTTCCCTGCTTAATAGGCAGCAGGAGCCTCCTATTGCTGTGCATTAGGCCTTGCAATAGTTTGGTTTATCTGTAAATTATTGCCCAACCGTGGGTCGTTCGAACGCTCCATGATTAGCCGTACGAGTATATTGATTATCTCCTGACAGACATAATCAGGAAACTCCATCATCTGTGAAGTGTCTTGCGTGAGGTCCAACTGCTCTTGCGTCAGCAGTACATACTGTGGAACTCTCAGGTAATCAACCTGAACTTCCTTCAGTTTCACATTAGGGTCAGCACGTCCGCACCTGATTTCCAACCTGATGCTGGATACGTTGCCTATCCTTTGTGCGGCAGACCTCTCAACGAGAGATTCCTTATGTCCGTTATAAAAGGTGAAAGTCCTGATGTTGTTGCTGCCGGGCACATTGTCGGCCAGCTTATCAGGGTCATATAACCCCCTGCCGTAAGGCCCGTTGATGTCCGTCCCTATATAAGGGTTTTTTCCAGGCCCTTCTTCAAGCCCCTTACGTACAGGGTCCATAGGCAGGTCACTACCCACCTTGCGGTTTTGGTTGTAGACCATGTAATAGGGGCGGTCCATAGAAGGCCTGTTGTAGAAATCATTCATCACATGAGGCCATGAGTCGGTAGTGAGCCTTGTTGCAGGACGTTGTATGTATGTTGAATTGTCCAGGCATTTCTTACCTATGCTGGTGTCGAAGGTGCAGACACAATTCAATATGTGCATGTAATCCATCGGAAGCCAGCATTCATATGTGTTTCCATACAGTCCCATACGTGATGTATACTTGGAAGCTCCCCCATAGTCGCCATTCAGCGCAACCTTATCAGAATCCTTAACCTTGGTAGGGGTCAGATACACGGAACTTTGCAACACCCTCAAGTCATCTATGGTCTGTTGGTTGGTTTCATATATGTTATATACCATGTTCTCATACTGAGATATGGCCTTATTTATGAAATGGTTGAACTCATAGAGTTTCAGTGCAGGAGCATTAATCTTATTTAGTTCTATCAAGGTATTCTTAAATACCTGTTTCGCTGTCATCGGCATCGGTAACTCCCATTAGCAAATCACACTAATCCCGATATACTTCAGGATAGGTATCTTGTCGGATAAGCTGCAATGTCTTTTGGTTACGAGGCTGTTTCATCCATTCAATAACGGCCATGTCTGAAGCTCCCAACGTCACATTCTCATCCTCTCCATACATGTACAGGCCATGTTTCTTGCGGATGATTCCCTTCTCCTTTGCAGTGATGAACAAAAGCTTGAGCTGCAAGTCACCTCCAGTGTACAATTCGATAATCTTGGAAGGCTCCCTGTCGGCAACGGACAACAGGTAATCCTCAACATCAGCGGCAGGCTGGTCAGTCATGTTACGGCCCAGCACTTTAGCGATGAGCAGCATGCCGTCAAGGCCACGTTCATCATTGATGATGAAGTTCTTGGCTTTAACGACCAGCTTTGTACGAGTGACACGTCTCTCAGCCATTACTCCAGGACGCTCAACATAAAACTCTGCTCTTCCGTAACGTGGACGTTTATTGTTGGCACTTCGTGTGCCGTCAATGAGATAATCACCATTCGCATCCCTGGCATCACGACTCTCTGCAATAAGGAAGCAGTTACGAATGGCTTCCCATTCAGCATTTTCACGAGGGTTGTCCAAGTTGAAAGTGGTGCCGTCCTGGATGGTGAATATCTGATTCTCTGGAATAAACAAACTGATGTCCTTCTGTCTGTCTTCTAACGACAATATCATGTCACCTTTAGAGTCCACCGTACGGACACATTGGGGATATTGCCCCGTCTTATCCTTACTTGGTTGGATGAAAGCTTGTTGGCCTACTTTTCCGTAAGCATTTCGGAGAACTACTATTCCTTTCTTCAAGTCTCCGTTTTGGATTTCATTTGCCTTTTTAGCCATAAACATTGTATATGCATATATAAAAATGGGTGGAGGACTCTTTCAACCTCCACCCTTATCTATCGTTGTCCTTTAGGGTAGGCTTGTTAAGCTACCGTGAAGGGGTCTTCCATGCTGTAAAGCAGGAATGAACGGTAAGGATTGGTTACCGCAATGGAAGCATAACCTTGGGCGGTTATAGCCCCACCAGATACGAACGTATTAACTTCACCGTCCTTCATACCAGGACCGGTCATGGTGTTCACGGTAAAGTCCTTACCCTTCAATGTGAATAGGTTAATAGGAGGTACAGCACTCGTCTTACCGCCAGTAAAGTCTACACATATTGCAAACGGCATCTTATACTCTTCAGATAGGGCACGGTTTACGGTAAACGATATGATGTTACCATTGCACTCGAACGAGCTGAAGGTAGCACCTACCTTGTAACCGATACCATTGTCCTTCGAATAGAACAGAGCACCATCAGTCTTGAAGTCTGCAAGGTACTTACCCCATACCCTATTGACGATACTCCACATTTTCTGATTGCAGGCAAAAATAAAGTGATTACCTACAGGATTCTCTGCCTTTAGCGACATTTGGTCCATAATCATGTAGAAGGTACCGATGGTAATCTTTGAAGCCACATGCTTAGAGCAGAAGCGTTCAATCTGAGGAATCAGACCTTCACCGATGGGAATCTGACGTTGCGAGGCACGGTCAGAAATAGTGGCTTTTCCATCCACGTTGACATTGCCCTTGGCCAGCAAGAGCATCTGTTCACGAGCCAACATGAAGTTGTCCGTAAGAACCTTACGCATTGGGTCCATGCGATACACCGTCTCAGTAAGACAGCCTTGGTTAGCACCTTGACCAATCTTAATGAGTGTGTCTTCCATGAGTTCGTATTTTGCGCTGTAGGTCTCGTCCACACGGATAAGAGTCATACAGTTACGCATTTTTTCTACATTCACTAAACCTACATTTTCATGTAGAGTAGACTATATCATTAACTTATTCCTTAAGTTACTCCTTATTTCGGTTTCCCTACTCTCTTTCGAGATAGTCGTTGAACCTTTTACTTTTAGTAAGCAAATTGGCTGCTGATTGCCTTTCATACAGTTAAGGTTTCCAGCAATTAAAGGAGTTATTCGAGTAGCTTTAGGCTACAAGGAGCAATATGATTTTACTCGTGTACTTGGTAAACAATAATTGTTAATCAATATGTTTCCATATTGTTCAGACTATATCTTAATTTATGTATCTGAAACTGAATCCTTTGCAATATTGCCTAAGGCCTTGCAAACACTTATTGGCGTTAGAAAATCCTGCCTTTCTGCAATCTGTCATAGTATTAAAAACCCTTATTAAAGTACCCTGCTTATCATACTGCCCAACTTTTTTCCCTGTGTTAGGTTCAGTATTAAATTTTTTTGGTGAACGTCCTATCTTACGTGGCATACATTCTTTTTTATCATAAGAGAATTGACACTGCATATAAGTATATCCGTATTTTATGGCTCTAGAAATATGACTACCGTTAGGAGCTTTAGGGTTTAAATACCTAGCTGCTTTATCTAAACTAGGAAACTCCATAATGTAAGTCCCTTGTAGATTATAAACATATATTTTCTTACTTGGATTAACAGACTCATTATGAAATTGTCCTCCCAGAGCTACATTGTATGTATTAGGCTTCTTAATAAAATCTGGAGTAACAATCATAGACTCTAACTTATATGCTTCTTCAGCAGTATTAAATCTACCTATTTCAATTCTCTTAAAACATGTAATTCCATACTTATATACGGCATATTGAAAAGGAGTTTTAGGGTTTTTATAGGAGGCAGGCCTTGTAGTATAGACTCCACAGCCTAAATAACCATCAAATGTCTTAGTCTCTGTACCATGAACACCTACGTATATTTTCAAGTTACAGGTATTTATAGTCAGATAAACTACATATTCAGTTTTATTCATAATTTCATTCTATTTCAAATAGCATACACTATCTTACGTCCACCTGGACTAGTCGTTGAACCTTACCCCATACTCTACGAGTTAAGAGGTCTTGGCTGCTGATTGACTTCCCTAATGGGTTAAGTTTCCCAGCAATTAAGAATGTTTTTTCACTTGTATAAAACAAGTAGATTGAGGCAATACATAAGTACACTAAATGTTTTTTTACCACAATCGTTAAGTTCCGGCTTGGCATTACCAATCCACCTGGTAGTCATACCCACTTGACAAGCGTCGACATCAAGGATGGAGCTGTAGTCATCGTCTATAAGACGAACGAGTACGGACCACATGTTGTCTGCCTTTCGGGTAGGAGGAGCAACAACGAAACATTGCTGACCAGACTCCTCAATCTTGAAAATTTCATGCAATTGGTAGTAATTTTCAGGGAAGACCATTTCAATTTCAGAACCGTCAGCACCATTCTCCACAGGAACGGCAGCAAACGGAATCCTCTTGACTTGGGTAGTTTCCTTTTAAATAGACTATATCATTTGCTTAGTCGTCTACGGTACTTGAAAATGAAATCGCCACAGTGCTTAGCACCCTGTTCAATATCTTTCATTTTGGCGGCTGTGACATTATATTTTTCCTTTACCGCCTTAGTACCGTCCATAGTTTCAATAAAATTTCCGAACTTGTCATACACATCCACCAACACACCACTACTCCTTTCCGGTAAGGAATCAATAGGCTCTAAGGACAAGTAGAAGTCCTTATACCATCCTTGCCGGAACTGGAAGATGTTACTGATTTTCTTCCAAGAGTGAAGGCCTATCACCTTCATGAGCTCTTTCCCAACACATCGGGCAACTAATGTCCCATCAAGATTATAAACATAGACAGTCTCATGCAAATACCTCTTTCTAGGCTTTGGCAGGAAGCTGTCGGTCATCTTGACTGCCAAGTAGTATTTGCCACTCACAAGCTTGTTCTGTGCTACAGCATCAGATACTTCAGCTACTGATATGTTAAGGTATTTACTACATAAATCGTAGTTGGGAAACTCCATCAGCCATTTCCCTGATGAAGTGTATAGGTGTATGGGCTTATAAGATGTCTGCTTGTATGTGTCGATGTCAATATCCTTTACAAAGCTCCAGGCATATCCAAGATGTACCTGCTTTTCGTTTATCAGGTGTATCAGCCTGTCTTGGGGTAAGTTGTAGAAAGCACTGACCCCATATAAGGAAGGCCATTCCTTCACCATCTTACCGTCCATATTGAACTGGTACACTCTCCTAGTGTCATACCCACCACTGACGTAAGCATTGTAGGTATGGTCCTGTAGGACAAAATTATCATCAACAAGTTCTTTCTCCTTAGCATAAGCATCAGCCTCCGTGTCATAGACATACAGGGTAATCCTCTTGAAGGCATTTACCCCGTCCCTCTTGACGGCATGTTGGAAAGGTGTCTTTGGGTACATATAAGTAGCAGGCTGGTTGATGTAAACACCACAGCCTATATAACCGTCAAACACTTTAGGGTCGTCAGTAGGATGGACTCCCACATATACCCTGTTCATACCATTCACGGAAGACTTTTCATTAATCGTCAAATATACAATGTATTTCATAAGCAATTCAGTTTTTCAATGGTGACAATACCATTTACGGGTTTCCCCTAGTCGTTGAACACTGCCGTAGTCACGGCCATGCTGCTGATTCCAAAAGGCGGTTCCAGCAATTTAAAGAATTTATTTCCGGGAGGTCAAAACTAACAACTTCCAATCTCCCATTCGTAGAAGTCAGAATCAATGGACTTGAATCCACCCATCTTCTTCTTACCTTCACCCATCCAAACGTTACCGAGGAGGTCAGTCAGCGCACTGATGGTGCTGTCCGGATACAGCTTTGCAAGGATACCCATCTTGTACACCTTTGTGCCAAGCATCTTGCCAAAATCCTCGTAAGTTCTCGTGGAACCCATGTTAGGGTTGTTTGATACAAAATTTGCTACTAACATTTTGTAAATTTTAAAATGAATAAAATAATGTTATTCCACGTCCAGCGAATTTGCTGCCAGTGGTTCGTTTCGGGTCGTTACGTTGTTGTTTTGGCCATTGCCGAAGGCGAGTGGTGAGTGACCCTTCTTCCCTGCTTCCACACCTTTATCGTAAGCCGCTTTGATTTGGCTGGATATCTCATTCATGACGTCATTTCCCTTCAATGCCCAAAAAGCAAGCTCCACAAACTTCTTGGGGTCATTCATAGTGCGACTGAACTCGGAGTTGCCCTCATCATCCCTGGAAAGGATATAATTGGCTATCTCGTTCATGTCGTCTACGGAGAGCTCTATGCCCTGTCCTCCCAAATTATCCAATGACTGAATCTCTTTCAGGATTGAGTTACTGAACTCGGTAAACTCCTGCTCCCTCTGGGCCTCTTGCTCCTGCTGTTCCCTATAACGGTATTCGTCTTCACGTTGCTTATACACGGAACGTAAGTTGGCTATGGCTTTCTCATAAAGGTCAGGGTCATTCTTGGCATTCTGGAGAAGTGCCTCCAGCTGCTCGTCAGTAATGTTCTCTTCACCATACTTATCTAATGCATCTAACACAAACAGCTCATCATCGGAAATCCCATCTATCTCATAGCTGGGAACCGTGGGAGCAGTTTCTTTCACTTTCAGGGTTTCCAAGTATTCGCTTGGAGACAGTTGAGCTTCCCTGATTTTGTTTATAAGGCTTATTTCCTCTTCACTATATTGGCTTGTTTCTGTAGTTCCTGATGGTGAGAGAATGTTAAGCCTCTCCTCATCTGTCAAGTCCTTCCAATTTCTTTCGCTGACTACACCGTCGTCCCCTTCAAACTTAATCTTAGAGGGGTCACCGATTCCATGTGCCTTCAACAAATCGTTCATAAACGAATCATCCGATGCGGCTTCCGAATCAGTTACGGGGTCCACAGCATTAGGTTCTCGTTCCCCGACCGTGTCCTCAAACATGTCACGGGAACCTGCATCCTCTTCTGTGTACATTTTACATTTGGCATTTAAAAATTATAGTTATCTGGAATATTATACTTTATAATAGTAAAGTACTACTGATAATAGTATTGATTTATACGTAATACCCCAAGTTTACGGCTCTTTTAAGACCTGTAGACCATTACAAAATAATGAAACGGATTACTTAAGGTGTCTTACTGTCGTCAATGGCCTTCTTTATGAGCTTCTTTATCCAAGCTATGTTCGGCACTACAGCATCATACTGTGAACCGTCAAACCCGGAATTTGGAGCATTCAACCCAGCACCATACACAGGATACTCAGTGCCTCCTACCTTTTCAAATACACAACCATAGAAATGCGGCTGTACGGCATTCAGGTTATCACTGTAGATTCCCAATCCGTCAAACGGTATGTCAGGGACTGTGGAACCTACTGGTTTAGGCTTGTTTACGGAAGACAAGTCACCTACTTGTGTCTTGGTTTCCATCATCAGTTTTCCACCAGAAACAGTGCACTCCCTAAACGACAACACATTACCCTCATGGTAGAGAATCCTGACAGGTGACAACGAATCGCCTATCTTATATAATGTGGCATATTTCAATCCTCTAAGCACCCCTTCCACACTGTTGGGTAAGGAAGGGAAATTGACGGTAAACGGGGACACTGAAGACACTGTCCCAACTATAGGAGAAGGAAATGTCCCCCCAGCAATGTTGCCATAGTATATGTTTGCATCACCAGCCAATATCTCCACATCTTGGAAGGCACTGACTGAAATGCCGTCAGGTATGGTATCAGACACTCCTATCTTGTTTGGTACCTGCCCATGAGTCACGGGGTCCAGAACGGTGGGTGGTATGGATATGGTGACCGTAGTGTCCTTCATGCCCGTATCACTATTGTAAAATACATGGGCCTTCACAGATACTGTTTGGGTGGGACTGCTTTCTAATGATGCCTCCACCTTAAGTACGTTTTTTTGTTGCCCGCCAATGGTTTCCATAGTGACAAATCCTTGTAAGGATAACCTGTTGTCGTTACCGACATGAAGGAGAACATAATCTCCAGCCTTGAAAGCGTTCTTGTACTTCAGCCCTAAAGACAGCATGCCTGGTGTGGCGGATGCAGAGGCATCAGTAATCAGGTTCTTTACTGATGTGCCTACATATGCCGTGAATAGTTGGGGCTCATACTTCGTGGTGGACTTATGCAAGATGAGGTTATCCACTTCCAGGAAAGTCTCGTCATTCTTTTTGTACATCATGAATCCGGACCGGCCCCTTTCAGCACCTTCAGACTGCAAGACAGCATTCCTTCCGATAACCATGTCCCTACTTAGGAACACCTGATTACCACGGAACATGAGGTATTCTGTTCCTGAAATCTGGAATGACAGCTGTGACTCCCCTGATATGAGGCTGTCCTTACCGTTCACGAAAATGTTCCCAACAGTGATGGTATCTTGATTTTCCCCATGTTCACCGCCATCATGACGGTCAGTTTTGATTTCTGAAAATTCACCCTTAATGACCTTGTATAATGAACCAGTGTCCAAGACATAAACCAGCCCCTGTTGTATCTCCTTAGACTTGGCTTCTTCCAAAGTCTTGAAATACAATCCCATATTCTCTGACGCTTGGATAAACTCCTCAGGCTTCAAGTCTTGCACCGTATCATAGGACAAATAACTTCCTGTACCAGTGGAAAGCAACATCTTAATGCCGTCAACACAGACATATACCGATTTGGTTTCCTTTCCTGAACTGTTTGTCGAACTGACGACATATACCCCATTCTTGGTGATTTCCTCCTCAGAACCTACGGCAAAAAGCTCTGTGGCATCATCGACGGCCAGTTTGCCGTTCTTGAACAATGGGACAAACCTGTTGGCTGTCTTGACGGACACGTCACCGGCAGTGTACAAGCAGAGGTGGGCCTCATTGTTGCCCACCTTGTTGTACGATTTCCCGAACATCATCAAATCACCTGCCATTACTTCTCCACATTAACCACCCGTGTCTCTCCCGACTTTATCAGGTCGTTGGAGTTGTTGATGACATATTTGTCTACCTTGACCTTCTTGAAATTGAAATGGATGAGCCTGCTGAACCAATTCTTATACCTATACCTGGGTTCTGAATAGATGAATAACGTCTGCTCATTGACTATGTCGGGTATGACAGTCAAAGTGCAGTCCTTCCTCTCCACCGTTATCGTCGTCTGTACATTGGGTTTAAACACGGCCTTGAAATTCTTCGTCACCGGTATGGTGTCACGCAGGGTGTCCCTAAGCACAGTTTGAACGTAAACGGTGCTATTGAGTCTCTTCGGCTTAATCTTCAGCACATTCCTGAGGGAATCGACCTTACGGATGATGCTGTCACGGGAAGAACTAAGTTCCTGTAAGGTATGCCTCAACACTATGTTGGAATGGCCGTCACCACTCTCCTTAGTCTCATAGTATTCCAGGTTGGATTGCAACCTGTCGTTCTCAGCTATGGCATGCTTGTACTTATGGTACATCACCGTAGTGGCAGATACCAATGACAACATGACAATGCCCAGCAACATAACGCTTTTTATTGTGTGCATAATAGATTGGTTTAAAAGGCACATGAGCCTTTCTAAGACCCATGTGCCGTTAAGTGATTTCCTAACCCAACGATTGGAAATCCATCTTCACACGCTCCCGTATGCCTGCCGCCAACCGGCAGAACTCCTTATACTCCCGTTCCGACTTATTGTCGGAAGTGATGCCGAAATGGAAAGCATTGTACTTATTAACCAATGCCAATTCCTCATCTTGGGAAACATGCTTGCGAATCAGCTCACTGATGACGTCACCTTGGTTAGGAGTACCATACATGTACAACGGGGCATATTCCCACACATGCACATTGATGGGCGAACCGTCAGGAGTGACCGATTCCATATCCCTTTCACTTACTATATAATTGTAATAATACGTCCCATCACCCATGATGTCTATGGGTACGGGCATGACCGTAGATTCAAATGTCTGCAATGCGTTCATAGAGGTAAGATGTTAAGATAAGTCAACTACTGTCCTATAGCCTATGTTGTTGGCTTTCTGACTGGGGGTGTAAGCATAGGATATGGAACCCATACCTGCCCCGTCTATGGTGCCTGCGGCACCTCCAAAACAAGCAGTACGAACCAAATCGTTATGCACAGCCACTTCAATTTTAGCACACCTGTACTCGGAGGCCGGAGCACTCACCACTTCCTGCGGTACAAGGACAGCCTTTTCAATCAATGCCCATTCCTTGACGAAAGAGCTTGTGAAATTAGCCGGGAACTCACCATTTTCATTGAGGACACCCACATCATCCCGATAATTACCAGCCTCCTCAATCATGTACACCTTGTACTTGGTGGCACCTGAATACCGCTGCATGACCACACCGTCAACATTGGTGAAGGTGTCTCCGAACGGATTCTCAATACCCCTCCACCTGTTGGCATATAGGTTAGCTCCAGTGAATGCACCATCAGGGACAAGCTCTATCTTTTTCACTCCGCTAAGGTTTCCAATGTCATTGGTATAGCCGTTGTAACATACCGGATTGGAGTTGTTGAACGCAGCACTTTGCGTAAAGCCTGAAATCCCTTTTCCCAAACCTCCATGGTGATAACCTGATGGATTAGGAACGGCACTAAATGCTTCCTGCGTGAAGAAGTTGGCATACTCTATGACATACAGCCAGTACAGGTTCTTGTAGTGCTTATATGACAGAAGCTCTTTCTGACCTAGCTGAGCTGCCGTCCGAGCTTCAACCCTGGTAAGGTTCGTACGGCATTTACCGTTTAAGCTGTAGAACGCCGCATTCAGTGTTTTCGGAGGCAGTGCTTCACCACTTCCTCCCTTAAAGTTTCCTGCCGGGTCAATGGCTGAAACGAGGCTTCCAGGAGCAATCCTGTTGAGGTAACCAGTATAAGAAGGTGAGTTTGCTTTCTTCTCCATCACCTTATAGGCACTGACATAGAAGGGATTCTGATAATGCCAGTTACTTCCCTCCTTACGGTCACTAATCTTAACCTCGTGCTCGTTTCCCTCGTTGGTAGAGTATATGTAGAAACCGGGAACATACACCATGACTTCACCATCTTGGCCGGTAAGGACCGAACCCAACTCAACAGTGAGCTTGGTGCCGTTAGTGATAGTAGGGCCTGTCCATCCCGTCACGGTGACGACGTTACCAGTAACCGTTGAGACAGTACCATAATAAGTACCATGACCTGTCTGTATATGGTATATCCTCTGACCCTCACGGATGTCAGCCGTATCCATAGGAGTAAGCCTATATTCGCCTGCCTTTCCCGTACTTAGGAACGTGACGTTGCCGACTGTCGTAGGATTAATCCTACGACCCCAGTCAGTGGGGTTGAGCTTATATTTCTCGGTCTTGTCTACAGCATTATAGACACATCCGTACATGCCGTTCTGAATGGGCAACGTCTTATGCTTTTGCAGGTCTCCGGTCCTTTCCAAATGAGGGTCTTTCTGACCGTCTGTCCATTTCACTCCGTACCAGTTAGGTGTTGCAGGAGGCTGCGGTGGCGGAGGTGTCGTTCCTGTAGGTGTTTGCCACACGGCTTTCGTACCGTCATGGGTCAGGACCTGTCCGGCCGTACCTCCAGAAGGCACCAACTGCATGTCCTTATTGTCGACAGTGACCGTCTCTTCACCTGGAGTGGTGTCTATCTTTACACCACCTACCTTAGTTGAAGTGGCTTCAGGTACGTCAGTGGGTAATTCCACACTAGACACGACCATGTTGTCTTGATTGTACAACCTCAGAAAACCATGGTTAATCCTTAAGGTGTAGGTAGTGTCCTTAGCGGAAATGATTACTCCAACACCACCAGGACCGGCCTTTATGTCGATGTTGTCGCCTTTCATGACGTCCATGTTGGTTCCTGTCTGGAATGTCAAGGTATTGTCCGTAAGGGAATAGTACCTGCCATGTGTCCAAATCAGTCCGCCTTCCTTGACGAACACAATGCTTTGGACACCGATTTCGCCAGCGTCACGCTTCTTCTCAAAGGCACTCTTGGTCTTAAAATGTAAAAATGTTTTTTCTATTGCCATGTTACAGTTTCATTATGGTTCCTCATACCAACTAAGGTAGTCACTGCCGGCCTTCAAGGCGGCGATGTCTTGGTGAAGTTCATTAAGCACCTTCACTAATCCTGTTGATTCCACACCAGCAGCACCTACGGTGAACAACGGTCCTTTTTCAAACAGGTTCTCTTGAGCGGAAGGGGCAAGCTTGACGTTAATCTTGTTGCTCACCACTTCCGTTCCGTTTCCTGCCGTAAGGGCAGGTCCTCCTGAACCCAAGGCATTGATTTTCTGCAACAGCTCCTCCTTGGTTGTCTGTAACTCCTTAGCAGAGGCGATGTCGTATTCCTCTATCTCAACAACGGGAATCTTATGCTGAGGCACTGCCTTGGCCATCACACGGACATGTCCGGCCGGTTTGGCCATCACAGCAGTAGCGTTTTTCAAGGCGGCCCCAACACCTTCCAAATCAAGTCCTGCCGCACTGACCTTAGCCAAAGGCTTACCAGTCACTACCTGTTCGATGGAACTGGCCGTAAGTTTGATTTTCAATGACTTGTTAGGAGCCACTTCCAGACCGTCTCCTGCTACGACACCTTGGACTAGCCGTGTCACATCCACATATACGACAGAATCACTCCCGTCATTAGTGACAAAAGTGAACTTCAAAGCTTCGTTACCTTCCCCTTCATAACCGATAGGGATGAAGCTGAACTCAACCGTCTTGAGGAACCTGTCATACTTGATGTCCAAAGGAGTGCCTAAGGCATACTCAGAGCCGTCCCCTTTTATTCCAGTCAACTGGTATCGTACAGCCACATCGGCTTCCGTAAAAGGACCATTAAGCTTTTTCAACTGTAAGGAAGCATACAGGCCGTTATTTCCTACATTAAGGATGTTACCTGCTTTAGAGTCTACTTTCACACTTATCTTGGTTGGCTGTGCTGAAGGACCTTGTCCTGAACCAGGGACTACATCCACTGACTTGTCTTTTGCCACCACCTTATTTTGGGCAATGCTGTTCCTTATGGCAGAGGTGTCGATGTTTACCTTCTTGTTCACAGGAACCAGGTCCACACCATCCAAGGCAATGCTCTCAATGACATTGGGAGCACCACCAGAAGACGACAGCGTCTCTAGCTTAAATGCCTGGTCAGCGGTCATCAAGCCTCCCCTGGAAGCTGAGGGGGTAGCACCGGCTACAGCATTCTGCAAGTTCACCACATCAGGTGTTCCGGTATTGTAGTTTATCTGGATGGTGCCTGGTGCTGTGTATGTGACACTCTGAATTGTCTTAGTAGGTCCAGCACTGTGGACACCATAAGAGTTACCATTCATAATGATTTCCTTAGTGTCCAATGCAAAAAAGACACAATCAGCATGTGTGGTAATATTATATTTGGCTTTGTTACCCCTAAAAAACTTAAGTAATGCCATAGATTTATATGTAATTAGTTAAACGTCGTTCCACTCTAATCTAGTCTGTCCAGGAGTAGCCCCTTGGATAGGAATGTTGATTTTTTCCTGTACAGCCACACCACCTTGGGTTATCTGATACGTGACCACATTTCCAGCATCAGGTGTAGCCAGTTTTACCACTCGTACTTCTGGAGTGGTTTGAGGCATACCGTCTACCTTATCCTTAAGGGCTTTGACACCCTTAGCCACTAATGCCAGTGTGTCATATTGTGGAGGCAATGGGTCTGCGGTAACATCCCCTATGATTTTCTTGTCGCCTTCTTCCCTCTTTTGAGCCTCTTCCTGAATCTTATTCCTTAAGTCGGTAATATCCGAGAAAGTAGGAGTGCCTCCACCACCATTACCAGCACATGTAAAAGGAACAAATTCCAGCTCTCTGGATACCTCATTCTCTTTTACCCAGTAAAGTGTCTGGTGACCGTCAGTACCTTTTAAGACTACCTTCAACAGCCCAGGATGCAGGATACCCTTATTCAATGGTTCATTGCAGAAACTACGAAGGTCGCTTTCAGTTTCAAAGATGTAATCGGCTTCCAAAGGAAACGCTCCATACCTTTGAAAGCTGGTTATGAGTTGTGAATACTTACTCATTGTCTAGGATATTTTCACGTGTGAAGTAAACTCTAATCTTATCCTCCAATCTGACCAAAGACTGATTGAAAACGTATATCTTGTACAATACACTAGGAGCATTAGCAACTGGATATAAAGGCTGTTTCCATACTGTGAAAGCCTCAGGCCCCACTTTCTGTATTTTGTTGGTCATGGCCACCAAATCCGGATACTCATCTGGTACTGCCAAAATTAAACTCTTCTTATCACTCCCTGAATAGTCAAACTGTACTTCAATACCTTTGGCATCTTTTCCAGTAACAAGCACGAACTGACTTTGATTGCCATTAGTTGTCAATGTTGATAGACTATCCCAGGTCACATCTTCCTGAACATTCCACCAGTAAGGTATAAGACCAAAAAATGAAATGTAGATAAACTTGGATGTAGCAGTGCTAGTAAAAGTAGTACTGTCTGTAAACGTATAAACAGCTTTCCAATGAATATCTTTATTAACATTACCTAGGTCAGGTATAGTTATATTCATAAACTTACCCAAGCTATTTATGTCTTCAGTAAGATGTATGTCATCCTTTGTATAGGTACCTATAAGTGTGTCGTCCTTATATAGCTTTATATTGTCTATGAGTTCTAGTTTTCTGACATATATAGTGATTGTCACTCCATACCCATTAGTTATATATTTTGGAGCTTCTATCCCTTGTCTCCCACCATAGAATATAGCATCACATACCATTTGTAAGGTCATATTGTCTTTCAAGGTTGTACCTTCTTGGACAAGCCCAACTGTAGCATTTACTGGTCCACTAGTTTTCCAACGACTTAATCGATTTAAGTTGTCTTCTACCCTACTTACTACAGTTTCAACATTATTTGTAAATTCAAGAACTTGTTGCAAAGTAGCCAAATGATTTAAAGATGTAGCTGGTACCCCTTCCTGTGGTTCCGTAAATGCACGTGACCCGTCAGTTTTGACGTATTCCTTTAGCTTATCAAGTATCTCAGCCCTCATATCACGTAGATTGCCGTCCCTAAGTATCTGGTCTCGGATGGCCTGGTCTACTATGCGTCTTGTCCTGTTTTCCAAAAGGCTGTCGATTTCAGCCTTGGAATAAGTATGCTGCTTGGAGTATGTTTCTGATTTGGAGTAAAAGTTATGTAGCCTGTTTTCCAAGATAGTAGTGAACCCATGTGGGTCGAACTCACCACGATGGGAATCCAATAGACGTTGCACATACCCTGCCGTCGCAAGATGCTCTGGCACCGTAGGCTCTTTACCTACTTGTGGCCTCTTAAAAGGAGTAGTTCCATCTTGCCTTACATAAGACTGCAAGAGTACTCCTATCTCCGCTTTATTGAATAACTCCGATTTTCTGTAAAATTCACCTACCCTAACATAGTCTTGTAGGAGAGCCCTGACCCTAGTCATGGTCTTATGGGGGTCTACACTGCTGAGGTGTGAATCCAACAGGCTATCCACATACCTCTTATTGGTAAGGTCTAAATCCTGGATAGGAAGGACAAGCTGCTTCTGAGGTGTAGTGAAAGGTACAGAGCCGTCGCTCTTAACATATTGGTTTCCATTGATGAATTGCAACAATTGGTTCTTAACCTCCTCCAGCTTAGAATTAGTGGGGTAATTTGCTATGTGAGCATTGATTACCTGCTCTATCGCTTGCGATATTTCACTGACGGTCATTGTCTCGCTCTTAGCGTAAACGCCTAAGTTATTGCGAGCTAAGTCCTTCTCATTATCAGTCGAAAATTCACTAAGATAGTTGTCTTGTAACAGGTAATTTTCATTACCTGTAATTTTTGGTGTAGGAGACGGAACTCTTTGATTTGGGTCAGGAGTGGGTGGTAGTGGTGGAGGGGGATTAGGTGTAGTATCGTCTTCCCCACTCCCATTCGCATGTCGAGCCCATTTCATGAAACCCTCAGTAGAAGAGTCAGGTAAAGAAGTACCACTGTTTAAAAGGTCTGCCATAAGTTATTCAAATAATATTGTAACATGTAAATGCCTAGTGTCTCATCTATGCTGCCTTCCTTAAGCATGTCCAACAGCTTAATTTCAGAAAGGAGGAACTGTATGTCATGCCTATACCCCCTTTCCAGTGAATGCATGAGATAATCCACTTCACAAAGTATCTTTTTCTTCAGTAATGCCATCAGTTCTTCCTTGGTATATAGGCTTACATCCTGTATCTGTGCCGTACATTTCATGAACATCCGCATCCGTTAGTGATAGCAGGCATCATCTTGCTGTCCTTTGACGGCTTTCCTATCTTTTCCAGTATCCTGCCCGCCTCCGCATACTGGTTACCACGTATATAGTGCTTGACCAAATTCAATATGGCCGACACCCTATTGGCTTCACAAGCATCTATGGGACAATAGCCGTATTTCAATCTGCTGTTGAAAATGTCGAGATATAACCCATTACTGTAATCATATAGGTTACTTATGCTGACATAATCCATGTCTTTTCGTGAAATTGTGGTGGAAGGACGTTTCTCTCCGAGTAATTCCGGCAAAGAAGATGGTTTGGATTTTCCAGCGGAATAGACCCAAATATTCCCCTTATCCGCATAATACGCATAATCATACACATGGAGGATGGAACTCCTCTTCCTAAGCTCCCTTGTTATCCAGTCCTTGGTTGGCAGTACGACATAAGAGACGTGATACCATCCGTCCGCTGGTAACACGACATCCAGTACCGTACTAACACTCGTTTTCAAACTGACTATAGGGGAAAGGCATTTGTCCTTTTTTTCATTAAACGATTTTCGTGTCAGAATAGCCAACACTACCGTATCACTATATTTGAACCTATATTTGGCGGTAAGATTGGAATCTTCAGGAAGGTACTGCTTAGGTCCCGTAGTTTCCTTAATCCTTATCTTGCCGCCTGTCAGGTCTTGTATGCAAAAGTCAAGTTTCATTATTCACAGCCACAATCATGAGTTTTACTGAAGTATTCGTTATGGCATAGGGAGTTGCAGCTTTGGAGGAAGGCCAATGCCTTATCTATGGCATCCTTGTCACCATTTTCAGCCCAATACTGCAATGAGTTCAGGAAAATCCACAATAAATCCCTATTAATGGTATTTTGGTCATTACAAGCTTGGCACCTGTCAGTACAGCTTTCAACTGTCTTACGGCAATAATTGAAATAGCACTGCCATAAATTGTAAAGGGACAATACTAGCTTACCCTCCCGATATACTAACCCAAAACCCCAAAAACTATCATTGACCATTTCATCAAATGTCATCGTATGAAGTTCATCACCCTTATAGGTATAAAACTTAATGCCGTCAGTGGCATATATACCGTCTTTGACATTCTCCTGTTTTAGGGCTTCCAAAGACAGCATCACAACGTTGGACACATAGTAATACCCGTCTTTCGGCACTTTCAGCTTAGTGACAACTTCTTTAGTGTTATGATTATATATGGTATAGTCTACAACAGTTGACGTATCCATTGTTCTTGCTACAAATGATAATGTCATCGTAGCCTGGAATTGTGCATCGTCATCGTACTGCCCATTTTCAGTTACCACTAGCTGGCCAATGGCATTTTCTTTTACTTCTATATTCGTATTCATGTTAAGACATTGAAGATAATCCAGTGTTCCTTATCTCATCATTATAGGGATTGCCGTCCCTAATCTGCCTAAGCTCAATCTCTGTCCTCTTGGTAGCCAATTCAGCCTGTGCCTGCTTGTACTGCCTGTCCGTCTGCGCCTTGAACCACTCAATCCTGTTTTCCAATTGGATTTTCTGCTGCCCCAGCTGCATCTTCTGTTCATTGAGATGCTTTATCTCCTGCCTGGTCTCTTGCAATTCCTTGTTCATCTGCTCAGCTTGTTGTGACGTCTCTTCCAACTTTTCCTGAAGTTGCCTTACGGTATCATTCTCTTCCTTCTGAATCTTCAAGGCTTTTCTTACCTTATACCTGATTTCAGAAAGGGACTGGGAGGACATGACGTCAAACAGGATGTCCGAGGACAGCTGCCCAGACTTTATGAACTCAGGTATCACAGACCATATCTGCTGTATCTCCTGCAATATCTGTGTGGTACTAACCACATGGATGTCGAAATCGGTGATGGTAAAGTGTTCAGGCAAGGCAGTGAATATCTTCTGCTGCCTGTCTCCCAAGATGAGCGTACCTGTCAATCCATTCTTCCACGTTTGTTTGGCTTGGTTCAGGCATCCCGTCAACATCTCACAAGTCAGCAGGTCCATCTGTTGGTAGTACTGCTTGGTGATGATGAATGAATTAGCCACTCCCTGCTTGATGTTCGTTACGGCATCCCGTTGCTCAATGCCGTTAAGCCTTTCCCTGAAGACACCAGTAATTGAAGACAGGGTGTATTCCAAGGCGTCTATGGCCGTTTGTATGGCAGCCACAGCCTGCTGCTTGACGGTGTTGTCGAATCCGTTGAAGATGGTGTTCAACGGTGTAGTGCCATTACTGCCCATTCCTTCCTGTGTAGTGTCCAACAGGCCTATTCCTGATTTCTTATAAGCTATCCATTTTTGGATACGCTCAGGAAAACTGACACCCAGCTCACTAGGTATCAGTGACAGGTCTATCCAGTCACCTATGTTACCTGAGCTGGCTATGAGATTGTCACGGTAGTAAATAAGTAGGTCATACCTGTCCTGTATATCCATACATGCATGCATGAGGGAAAAAGGTTCTTGACTTCTGTTGAGGAAGTACACACCATTGACGGAAAGGCAGGTGTAGCTGGGATTGTCCTTGGTCCTCAAGGCATGCTCATCCTTTCCACGAAGGACATACATCCTGTCACCAATCTTGACGGTGGAATAACGCTGCATGACGAAATCACTGTCCGTCTCAAGCCATTCTACCTCATAGACAGGAATGAACTGCCATGTCACCTGATTCTTGTTCCCTCCCGGATAGCCGGGAGGAGCATCGTCAAGACCTTCCGTAGGATGACCGCACCTGTTTGAAGGCAAGACATTCTGACATTTTGAATAGTACTGCCCTGTGCTGTTGTAACCCGTCCAATGGTCCTTAAGCTTTTCCACGTCTTCCTTGGACAGCTCCTTACCATATGAGCTCAGTATCTGACTCTTGGTCATCCACTTACGTACCACTGCACGATAAGAATCCTTCACATAGATACTGTTGGGATTCCTGTCGACAAAAGTGTTCAGCGGATTCAATACCTCCACTTCCAGGTTGGTATGGCTGGGAGTCTCCCTAACCCTAAAGAAAGGAGTGCCCGTTATCAGCAGGTCCAACAGCAACATCTTATGTTTGGTGTAGATGTCAGTCTCCCTGGACTGCATCACATATTTTATCACGTTCTGTGCGGCAATCTCATACTTGGATATGAAGGTCTGGTCCACATCCTGCACTATCTTGTCTATCTGTTCCTGTACGGACTTGTCCGTGATGTCCTTACCGTTGATGAAGCTCAACAGTGAGTTGGTAAGGTGACTCTTCAAGTAAGTCACTATAGCATCCTCAATCTCCAACTGCTTGTCACGGGTGATGTTGCTGATGGTCTCAGTATCCTTACAGCTAATCTTAGGCAGTATGGGAGTGCCTAAGAACTCGCCTATCAGGGCATCGAAATGCTTCTTCACCAAAGGGGTGAAGGAGACTGAGGTCGGGTTTCCTATACCAAAGTTCTCTTCCAAGTACTTGAACTGCCTGGTGTCCCTCTTCCCTGCATAGTAGTTATAAGCCTTTTGCAGCTCTGTCTTATCATAGACGAGTTCATTAATGCACTCGTCCGTCTTTCGCATTAATTCTTCTTGTGTCATAAGGCGATACAAAATCGTTAGGTATTCGGCCCTTAGTGTTCCTTTCCACTTTCCTGTACTCGACCTGCAAAGACTTGTTTCTCTTCAACTCGTTATAGATAAACGGTAAGAAAAGGTCATCGGGCAACTCGGCACTGTAAAAGGTGGGATGATTCTGCTGGAACTCTATGGCAACCTCATAACCTACAGGGGAAATACGCCTGACATGTATGGGCATCACAGGTTCCTTATGTGTTATGGTCCTGATAATATCTCGTATCTGACGTGTCAACTCTGTAGGGGTCATAAGCCTGTCCTCCTCCAAAACGTGCGTTCATTTGGGTCTGTTTGGGGATGGTACCCCATTTCCTATACCCATCCTCATCTATGTAATACCCAAAATCGACAAATTCGTCCTTTGCTTGGGTTATGACGGCAGGAGTCCTGCCAGTCAACTCTTGGTCTGCAAGCATCACCATGCCCAATGCCGCAATGACGTCGAACTTGGTCTTGTTTTCAGGGTTGTACCTGACCATCTGGTCCAGTATTTCCTCAAACCAAATGGTATGGCAATAGTCTTCTATGAAGTCAGCTATCAAGTCAGTCTGCATGCCTATGATGGTAGCGGTAGCAGGTGTGCCGTAAGACTTTGAATTGCCGCTCTTTACGTTCTGTAACGTAGCCTGCGGACGTCTCATGAACCATTTGAGCTGATTGCTGTACCTGGCCCAGTTGATGAAGCCCACACGGGTGGCCTCCACGTTGACCTTGCAGTTGTAATACCTGATGAGGCACATTGCCGTCTTATAAGCTGTCCGCACTTCATTAGGCCTGTCCTTGTACATGCAGACAATCTGAGGCTCATTAAGGCCAAAAGCCCTCTTGTAAATGATGATGCAGAAATCAGAAGCCCCTCTTGTCTCTGAAGAGGTTTGGTTCTTACCTATGTCGATACCGTCGACACCAGCCACATACAAGTCGTGCATCTCCTTATAAGCAGGTTGTGGTTCCCATTTCAGGCCTTTATCCCTGGCTTCCCTTTCCCTTTTATTGAGGTCCTGCTGATAGTTCTCAGACCATACCGGATGCTCAAGTATCTGTACCTTACCGTCTTTTGTGGGCAACCACTTGAAACCGTTTATGTTTTCAGGCTTATGGACACCATCCTTGTAAGTGTAGTCTATGAATCCGTTAACAGGTCTTGGACCTGTCTTATGTAGACGTATCAGGGCCATTTGCTCCGACAACAACACCTTGTTGAACTTGTTGTCACCTTCCAAGGCAAAAGCCTCCTCTGCATTCCAACAATATTCAGCACAGTGGTGAATCAACGATTGCGGCACGTTAAGGTATTGGTCACGCTTGGCCTGCAAGTGTGCCTTGCATGCCTCTTCGTCACAGTAACCCCTATGGTCGGTCATGCCGGGCACCATAGACTGAGTGAAGGCCGGTATGAAATAGCCTGAGAGGATAGTGCTTCCGTCAGACGTGTAGTTGTGCCTATATGGCAATACACCATAAGGCTCTGGATGATAGTATATGGTATTCAGCCCTTCCAAGGCGGGGCCTCGATCTCCTCCTGTCGTTTGTTATCTCTAAGGCTTTTTATCCCTAGATTCTTACACTTTGATTCGTGTAAGTCCAGCATATATTTTCATGTATAACATGTCAGGAACTCGTGGGTAAATTATATTCTCTTATGAGGTTCATTACCTATGCGTTACACTACCTGACTTTATTAAAGGTCAGGTTAGCACGGTATTAGCGTCTCAGCCTTCACCGTTTTTTCCCGATTTCTGGTGGCAATCTTGTAGTTTAAAGCCAACTACAAGTTACAGGACTTTTACCACCCAATTGTATGGACCCGAAGGCCACTCCTTGTACCTCGACAAGTGCTTGTGCTTGCACAAAAGCTTTTACAGAGTCTACCCAGCTCCCGAACTCATCAAGAATCATCAAGTCGACACGGTCACCACGAATCTTCTGAGGGTCGTCAGCAACGACACCTTCTATCATGGACTGCCAGCCTGCAGGAACCTTGTTGCCACGTGACGTATTGAAGTGACCTGACTTCTTCACTAAAGCAGTATCACTGAGTTGCCTCAGTTTCAACATGCCTCCATTGGTGTTGGTGTCCAAGAACTGTAAGGCACTCCATACCTTGGATAATGTTCTCTCCAACTTACCCTTATCGTAACAGGCTATCATGGTGATGCTCTCTCTGACGGTGGTGTATTGGTTGACCGACATGGATGCACTGATTTCTGAAAATCCAACACCACGGGCCTTCATCAAGGCTACATGCTTGTGGGTTTTCTTAGCCAAGTCAACATAATGGAAGAACTGATACTGGGATATGAAGAAATTAGGAAAATTCCTCTTTCGGCCACTACCTGCCTTGTCAGCATCACTGACAATGGGCAACTGGTAGAAATTGAGGAAAAAGTAATGCTCACCAGTAATGGTATATCCGTTAATGGTCACACCATTCCGACACTTGTGATATTCGTCATGCCAGAACTCACGGTATCCTTTGCTGCCTGGAAAATAGGCAGTGTACTGTCCTGTCTTGATGAAGGTGTTCCTAGCTTCTAGAAACCACTCAGGATTGAAGTCCAATCCTTCCGTTTTCGTTATCGGCCTATATCCGGACAGTTCGTATGATAGTGAAGCATCAAAGAAAGCCACCTCAGCAGTGAGAGGAACATCCCATTGGATGGCCTCCTTTTTCTTCCTACCCTTCTTGGGATTTGACAACACCAGCTCTTTCTTTGAATCAGATAGGTTGGTCACCACTTCATCTATGACACCCTTAGCCTGCTTGATGACATTATTCTTAGTCGTCATAATCCATGAATCCTTCTACTGCACCTGCCCTAATCTGTGACTGTTCAGCCAATTCTTTCTTGACCCTGTTCTCCAAGTCAATGAGGCTCTGATGGACAGTATTCAACATGTTCATCTCCTTCATGACCTTCTCAGCCGAAAACACTGGCTTTCCTGTGTTCGGGTCACGTTCGCTGAGGTCGAGGTTCTCAAAGTAAAGGATGAACTGGTCGGCTGCCAGCCTTGCGGACCTCAACAGCAGGATGGACTTGTTCGACTCCTGCAATTCCCTGTATTTCCTACAAGCTGCCCTGAAGGTGGGATGGTTGAACTGTTCCTCAGTAAGCTCGGCATCCCTCAACGCCTCCTCATGCCTCTCCTGCTCACTGTACTGTGCATAGGGGCTGTCCCAAGCCAATGCCAAATGGATATATGAAATCTGCTTGAAAAGCAATGACTTGTCTTTGGTCTTGTCCTCATCGGACAAGGCTCGGAACTCCTTTATGAGAAGCACTTCGGGCATGTTCAACTCCACCCTATGGGCTTGTTGATTATATGTGAATAACTTTTGCATAGCTCATAAAATCATTAAGTCCTAAATATGACAAATGGGGGTAGCCTGGTTACAGACTACCTCCAAAATAACATTTCTTGGCCATTGCAGCCTTACCGCCCTTTTCCTTGAAATAGGTCTTCTTGGCAATGGAGCAACCAGCTTCCGCCTTTGGCTTCTTCATGGCCTTACCTCCAGTGCACTTCTTCGAGACTTTCTTCATGACCTTACCGCCACAACGCTCGAACTGCACTTCTTCGTCAGGTTTGGCACCTGTACGGAGCATGTGGATGTAATCCAGCTTGCCGCCCATCTGTTGCCTCCTGGCTTGACCCTGCAAAGCCTGGACAGTCTCTTGGATCATCTGTGCTAGCTGTGATGCCTGCGGGTCACCCTTCTGGGCAGCATCCATAATCTGCTGTACCTGCTCACGGGCCTGTTGGTCACCCTGCATGGCAGCCTGTACGAGGGCCATGACCTGCTGTTGAATGTCTTGTTGTTGCGGTGCTGCACCGCCTTGCTGAAACTTAAATGCCATAGTATATGATATGTTTAGTTATCCTCGGAAACGCCTCTCACAAGAACCAGGTCCTTGGTGGAGAAGACAGACTGTTGCTCATATCCGTCTATGGTGAACCACCTGCAACGGATGCCCTTCAACGTACTGGCTCCCACAGGAGCGTTATCCTTAAAGAAATTAGACTCCTTACGCATGACCACCATCAACGGACGGTTGGGAATGTCCTGCTTCACTTGGACTATGTCACCAGGCCTAAGGAATATCTTGTCCTTCTGCTCCATAATTAGTCATCTATAGGTTTGTTCTTCATAATCTCATCCTTCCTTGCCGTCAGCTTCTCATTCACCACAGCAATGATTCTTTGCTCGGCAACAATCACGAAACCAAACTTGTAGAAAGGTACCTGCACCTCACTGGCTATGTTGTAGAACACTATGTCACCAGGCTTGAGGAACTTGCATTCAGTGCCTGTCTCCACTACGATACCTGTGCGGACATATTCTTTCTCCTCCTCAATGGCACCAGTCTCCTGTGACTTGTATGTAGGAGTCAAACCACCAGTGTCGATGATTAGGCCGGACTTGTCCACCTTCATCTTTTGGAAAGGATTCTTTTCATAAGGAGAAATCAGCACATAACTCGTCAAAGGCATGATTTCCAAATTGGAGAAATCTTCTGATATTTTCCGACCCAGTTCCACCATCCCATCAATATGCTTCTGAAACTTCTGATTCAGTTCCTCGACACTATTGTTGAAACGCCGCCTGTTTTCCCTCTCAATAATACTCTTGGCATTCTCACCATTCACTATAATGTCAGGTGTGCTGTGGGCCTGTTCCGACCCGATGACCTTTTCCGCAAACCTGAAGTTTTCCGTCTTAATGTCTACAATATTACCCTGTTGCATAATTCATTTAACTTTTTAAAATAATTTATTACTAATTCATAGTTCATGAAACCCTATCTACACGGACATGTATTCCGTCTTGGCATCGAAGCTAGGACATGCTTTCGAGCTGAAGTTCCTATGGCCGTAGATGACAGCTTTCGGATACCTGCCTTTCAGCTCCTTCAACAGTTTCAGCAGCAAAGCCTTCTGGGCTTCCGTCCTGGTATCCTTGGGCGTCTTGCCGTCCTTGGCAACACCTCCTATATAGCAGACACCAATGGAGTTGGAGTTGTGTCCCTCACAGTGGGCCCCGACCTCCTCTTCCTTACGTCCCACATGAACGCTGCCGTCACGGTAAACGACATAGTGATACCCTATCTTCCTGAAGCCCCTGGCCTTGTGCCACTTGTCAATGTCGGCAACGGTGAAGTCCTTCCCTTCAGGAGTGGCAGAGCAGTGCACTATGATTTCCTTTATGTCTCTCATGATTACCATTTTTCCAAATCACATTTTTCATCTTCCACCCTCAGCTTACTTTGCAAAGGGCATCCGCAGATGCCGCATACCTCACCTATGGACTCTATGGTCTCCTTGTGAAAACAATGCCGGCACATGCGGTACCTATACTCAAACAGGCTCTCTTTCCTGTTGAAGAGCCTGTTGAAATTTCCCTTTATGATGTTGATAAGCTCAAGCGAAAAGAAGTGCTTAAGCCACAGTTTCAAAATCCTTACCATAATCCCAAATGACAATGTGAACCAGGCTGTCTGGCCTTACGGGAGATAAGGCACCCGCAACCCCTGCTGTATCCAGCTTTCTCTATTTTCGACGTCTCTCCAGTGGAGACGTTAAGCCATAACCCAGGATTGCACACCTCAATGTCATGAAGGAATAGGGGACACTGCCTGCAAATGGACAACCTCTCAGCAACAAAGTCGACTGGAGGCTTCTCCGGCATCTGGTTGACAACAATCAATCCCTCTTCCATAGCCTAGTATTCTATTCGTTTGTTCTTAGCCCTGTGCATCTCCAGGACAGCCTCCTTCTTCCACCAGTTCATGACCCTTTCAACATTATCCTTCAGGTATTCCATCTTATAGGTGGTCATGTTGTTGTTGTGGTCGAAATGTACCAACACCAGCTCCTTGCATTCCCATTCGGGATGCTGTTGCTGCAACATCCACGCATAGGTGCTCAACTGCATGTTGTAGATGCTGTAGTTGCAGTTGTCCAATGTGTTGAGTGGGTACCTCAGCCTCTCACTGGTCTTGGTCTTCTTGTCGAAGTAAGACTTCTGCTTTATTTGCTTGTTGGTGTTGTGGGTGACTAGGAACATCCTCGTACACAAATAAGTGTGAGAAGGACTGTCTACCTCAATGCACTGTGTAGGTACTATGTCCACACGTTCAACACTTTGTATGGTCCTGTAACCTAATCCCGGCAAAGACCTCATGTCGGTGAGGAACGGAAACAGGTCAGTGCGGAACTCAACAGCCCCGTCCGCCAACCTATGCGTCTGTATGCCGAAAGTGCACAGCAGCTCCTCAGCCTGGTCGGAATAGTCCATCTTGGGAATAACATAAACGTCACCCCTGAGAGTGATGCACTCCTTGAAAATCTTCATCAGGGCATCCCAACGCTGTTGGTAGGAACCCCTAAGAACCAGGTCATAGTCAATGTAGTCGGCAGGAAGCTCTTTCTCCTCCAGCTGCAAAGGCTTACAGTCTTCAATGACAAGCTCCACTTCAGGATGCCTTTCCAAGTACTTTGAAATTTCCTTAGTGGTCATCACAATACTGGTCCGAGCAATGTCAGGCAACAGGCTGACAACCCACCTGTGGTCCTCATCAGCTACGATGCTCTCTCCAGTCGTAAACAGTATCTTAAAGCATGGGTTAATATGAACCTCAGACTTGTGGGTCACAGTACATACGTTACCGTCCCTGTCGAACACCTTGTCGCCCTCCTTGACGTCACCCATCGTGGTCCATCCCGTCTCGGTAGGTATGGGAGTGTCCAGAGGCAGACCCTTCCAGTCAATAATCGAAAAAGAGTTACCGTCCCTGACAAGCAGGTCTATCTGGCCGGCAAGGTGTATCTTACCGTCAGGACTGTCATAGTGTATGAGGTACTCTGGATATATGCCGTTCTCAAGGTCCAGCTCAGTCCTACCCTCATCACAGACGAACCTGCCTCCCACACCATACTTCTGCAATGATATGTCCGTCTTCTGCCTGTAGAAAGAATGCTCTAGGTCGGAATGTATCTTGGAACCCCTCTCGGTGGAGGCATGATTCTCTCTCTGCCAGTCGTCAAGGATGGCCTGCTGCACCGCATTCAAGTCCTTGACGTCAACCTCATAGGCAGCCAGGAACTTGTCGTCGAATGACTTCTTCGCCAACAGCTCCTTACCGGCAAGCTTCCAGTAGTCAGGCTGCATAATCTTCTGCAATGCCTTATAGGCACTCCAGAACTCCTTGTCGAAAGGAGGCTCGAACTTATGGAGGAGTGTCGTAACGGACACGTATTTCCTGTCTGGCTCCTTCAAGTTGAAATACACATGCGACTGCTCGTTGAAGCATATGTCGCCATTACGTTTGTCTATGTTCATGTTCATCGTCATAACTAATTAGGCAATCATTACCTTATCTACAGAGTAATAGTAGCGAACATAAGCCGTAATCCCAAGTCGGTACAAACGTAAAAAGCCCCTCCGGGAAACAACCTGAAGGGGCATCATGAGTTTTGTGTTTTTTGTAATTTTTTTTAGAGACAGCGTCAGTCAACCAGCACATACTCGCTCCCGTGCCTGACGCATCTCAAGCTTTTCGGGTTTGGAACAGCAGACCAGAAGTGCCTGTTGCGGATTGGGTTGTAATAATGGTGTTTCAAAGCGTCTTCAGGTTCATCCTTTGGATGGTACACAGATTCCCAATAGGCTGTCTTTTCCTCAATCCTGTCGGAACCGCACTCTTCGATTATAGTCATTTTGGAAGCAAGAAACTTGTCGAGAGAGACAGAGCTGACGGTACCGTCTGACATTTCAACTACGGCATACTTCTCTTCAGGCATATTGCGTATCTTTAATTGGATTTCCCAGGGATATAAGACATTCGACTTTTCAAATCGGAAATTTTATTCTGGATAGCTTCATCTATAGCAACCGTAAACTCTGCGATAGCCTTTTCCATAGTGGGTACGTCGTAGTCATTGGCTTCGATGTCATGGTCAAGGTGTCTCAGGACTTCAGCACCCAATGATTTACATGCCTCAATGAAGATGTCGTTGTCAATGGTTTTGAGGTATTCATGAAACGCTTCCCTCAGGCTGGTACAACCAGCATCAGCCACATCCGCAGGTGCTTCCGACGGTTCTTCTTTTCCCTGTGTGACAAACAGGCTCACACCATTGTCAGTGACAATGGCCTTCAGGTGGTATGTTCCCAAGTCCACCACAGTGTCGGAAGTGTTGTCGCAAGTACAAAGTGAAGACAATACGCTTTCAAAAATTTCCTTAACGTTTATTTCCATACCAATCATTTTAACATTATAACATTCGTGAATATCATTCATAAGTAACAGTATGTTTTTTACCGGTACATACCCAAGACTCAATCAAAGATAATTTCATAATCAGAAGACTTATTTTCCTGTTGACGCAGCTGTTTCTCATGAAGTAGCTGCTTCTTAAGTAACTTCAAGTTACGTTCCAGTTGCTTCAAGTGCTTGGCATCGGACATTATACGCTCATAACTGCCTTTAAGCTTCCAAATGATTGCCTGTCCCAATAGTTCCATGTTGAACACTTTTATAGATAAGGGCAAACCAGTGTCGAAGTCACGTTGCTGAGAAGGCACTATGTCCAAGTACCCTTTTTCCTGCAAGCTATTGTCACACTTGTATATGTTCCACTCGGACATGTTGATGAGGTTTGACAAGTCTTTCACCTTGAATCCCATTTTGCCTAATCCCTCATGGTCCTTAAACATGTATTGCTGGGCAGCCATTATGTAAGATTTCTCCAAAGGACTGAGGTCCTGCTTGTCCAGAAATTGAAGACTGAAAGGCTCAAACCTTCTGTTCTTATGTGGAAAAAGATATCTACGTTTACCGTTCACATACAAGAACTTGAAGTACTTACCATTAAGCCTGTCTATACTGGCAAGCAGCCGGTCCCTACCCAAGCCAGTCACTTTCTGTAAGGTCAAGATAGAAGGCCAAGCTTCCCTTGTCTCACGATTCATGAACCTCTTTATGTTGGCATACACCAACATGTCCAAAGGATTCAATTCATATTTGTGGCACATGTCGTTAGGAACCTGTACATGACACTTCTCCAAGCTGTCTTTTTTCATAGCACTTTTTAGTCATTTATAATTGTACATTTTTTAGGTCTTCAAATTGTAAAACCCCTTTGTATAAAGGGTTTTTCATTGGTAAGGTTTTTTGCAAATCCGAAAGTGGTTTTTTGCAAATCCCACACCTAACTATACTTAAAACTAAACTACTAGCGTAGTTTAGATAACTAGACTTAATCCGCCGACTTCTCCCGACCCGGTTTTCCACTCTGCCTATCACCAGGATACAGTTCGTTCACCAGTGCCGTCACTTCACACATGTCACTGGTCAACCTGCCTATGATGTCTTTCTGTTCCTCTAAAGCCTTTTCCTGCAACAATACATATTGGCACATTTGGGCTAACATATGATAATCCATAAACTTAAAAACTATAAATATTGAATAAGGGCATCTCTACTACAATAGTACCGATAATGGAATTGCATACCAATTGGGAAACAGTTAAAAAATAAATAAAGACTGTCGAAAGACCTTAAAAGAATGAATGCCGGTTATTTTTCGATGTAAGACCATAAAATAGACCTAGGTAGGTATTTATTCACCAAACAGGAAATAGTGTCTTAGAACGCAAATAAATAGCCTTTTCAGGTATGTGTTGGGTTAGTGGTGCAACATGGCACGCATAACCTGAGCACACACGTGCATGCACATACGCAGGCACGCAGAGACTATAGTATAGTCTCCTATTTGTGCGTGTACACATATGTGCATGAAGGAGATTATAGTAATCTCCTATATGCGTGCATGTACATATACGGGCGCACATGTATGCACACATGTGAATATGCTGCTCTAAAAACCACCTTACGGACCTTGCGAACATCGTGA